AAATTGATGAATTAAATCTTTCAGAATTGTCTGAACTAATTAATTCTATAGATGATTATGATTGTAAAAGCTTCTTTACAGATTGTATATTACGATTCAAAGATGGAACAAAATATAACAATAAATTGCTTCATAAAGCTGTTGGTAAAATGTCTATGCTTAAACGTAATTTCTGGATAGAAATTACAAATATGTTTAATATTTTATCTAATTGCATGATTAAAATATCTCTTTTGGACCAAACGGCTGTTGTAAAAAAATTAAGTACATCGGTTTCTAAATCTCTAGCGAATATCATAGATTTAATTATAAATTGTTCAAGAACTTCAACATCTGTATTTGAATCATATTTTAATCGAAGAGGATCAAGAATTCTAGAAGATAGTCCAAAATTTATAGAAACTATCAATGTAATAAAGGCCGTATCTAATAAAGAAGGATATGGTGGTGACCATGATACCGATACATATGTACGAACCTTTATTGGAGCCGCTGTACGAAATATTGAAGGCGAAAAACGAGATGACCTAAATAAAACTTTAGTTGGTCTTTCTTCTATATCAGTTAGGTGGAAAACAATATTTCCTCCACATATTTCTTCATTTAACACATATGATTTGTGGAATGGAGTTCTTGATGAATTAGATATGGATGATTGGAATGATTTGAAAGATTTCCCAAGATTTGATGTGCAAGGTATTATAAAAGATATCCTTGATTCCATTTATATGAGATTTGGTATAAATTCTTATGAGGGATCTATAATATCTTTAGACGATTAATAATCCCGATTGAAAAACTTGTTAAAATAGGACTCAGATATATATTATATAGCTGAGCTGAGGTCGATGTAGTGTGAAATCGTTGATTTTATACTACATCATTTGTGACCTTATCCAAAAATTTATTTAATAAGGAGGGCAATCGTGTTGGCAATCAAGAAAATTCTTTCCAAGTTATTACATAAAAAAGATGACCTTGAAGATATCTCGAAAGTATATGCAAATATGCCTGAAGATAAACGAAGAAATTATTTTGTTTTAACTGGAAATACAGTTTCAGCTTGGTCTATGGATAATTCTCGTATTAAAGATTTTTCATTTGAAAAGCTTTATGATAACTGTACTTTATAAAGTTTTTCAAATATTTGTTTCGATTGTTCAGGAGATTAAATATGAATAATTATGGAGCCGCTGAGGAATTTAACAAAATGTATCGTGAATCTAATTCCAAAGGATATCAAGCTAGATATTCTAAGGTTAACAATGGGCGTCAAAATAAATCAAGCACAACTACTAAAATTGTAACTGGTTTAGTTGTTGGAGGAATCATCGGATATTACACATACAAAAATGTGATCAAACCTGCCGCATCATTATTAGGCAAATTGGGAAGCATATTTAATGATTATACTGATTCAAGTAGAAACAATTCAAAAGCTAATTTCAATAACGAACGAGTTTTTGATGGACAAGTGAGAAAACTGTCAGAACGAGAACTTAGAAAAATGGAAAAAGATTATCCAAATACAATCTATGTTCCGTATAAAGTTATTGATGCAGAATGAGAACAAATTATAAAAATATATTCTCCGGAGACATATGTCTCCGGAGTTTTATTTTTTTTATTTTAAGTAAAAATCGACTTTGAATAATTCTTTTAAATCGTTGCTAGTATCTCTGATTTCTTCAGTTTCTTTAGCAACTTTATCAGGATCATCTTTATCCAAATTTTCTGAATATTCGTGAACTTTATCTATATTTTCATCAGCAACATTATCAATACTAATATCATTTTCAGACATTTTTGGACTATCATCATAAGAACTGATATAATTATCGAATGAGAAATTGTTGGAACCAAACGGATCAGTATTAAGAGCTTGATCAATAGAATGTCTCATACTAGTTCGCAGATAATCAGTTGAAGTATCTCGTCTATTGAATTGTTTATCATATTCTTGTTGATAATTGTTGCCCATATATACCATATCCATTGCTTTCCTATCCCTATTATACATAGAAGCCTCCTCCAATACTTCATTCATGACTCCATCAAGTTTAGAATTGAAATATATTTCGTCGATATACATTCGTTTAGTTTTACAATACATAACAAACCATCTACAATACAAATAAGCAATAAGCAAGTCATCATGACCACCATTTTGTTTATGGTCAATTCGACCATTCTTATCTACAATAAGACCAGCTATTTCTTCTATAATAGTTTTGTCATGAATATTATATCCCAAATCATAAACAGACACACGAATGATATCTCCATACATAATTTTTCTTAGATTATGCAATAACATTACACCAAGATTACCATCTTTTGGATCTTTATAGATTCTTGTATTACCTATAATTTCAGATATTGTTTCAAGAATAGGTAGACCAATGTAGTTACGTTCTCCAACTAGCACAGCTCTTGGGAATAGATAAAGAAGAATATATGCTACAGCTCTTGCAAATCTATTTACAGATGCTGAGTTTACACGCATTGTGAATACTACTTCAGAATTAGTAACATCAAGTCCAACTAATGTTGAATAGTCTCGTCTTTGGTTTCCTCCACAGTCCATACCAAATACAATATGATAAGAGTGAACTTTACACCATTCTGGATCTTTATAGAACTTACAAACATAAATTTTATCAACCATTATAACTTTAACAGGTTCTATAATAGTTTCCATTAATTGTTGAACTCTTTCTTGACCCAATGGGTGATCTTCATTAGAATCAGTCCACTGATTCAAAATACCGCGAGCAAATTCATCAAGACCAGGCATCTGTTCACGCATTTCATCAAGATATGTGATCGGTTTACTTAATTCATACCATTGATATTCGATTTTTAAGAATGCTTGTCCAGTATTATTATTTTTAATATAGTCTAATACTTCACCTTTACATATAGATAAAATATTGCCATAAGAATCTTTTACTACTTTATCATATAGTAATTCTGTAAATGGAGCACAAGATTGAAAGAAATTGTATGCCCAACCTCCAGATTTTGATTTTTTATTAGCAGCGGTAGTTGTAATGATAATATGGTGATGTGAACCATTTCTTTCTGCAGCTTTAGAAACTGTAGAATAAGCAGGAATAGCTGCACCATATTGAACCCAAATATAAGGAATAAACGCAAACTCATCATACCATTGACCCATAGTAGAAGTACCACGACCAACGTTATTTGCTGTATCTTCATTCATTCCAGGTGCTCTAGTAATGATTGTATTAGTAAATTCACCTGCTCGGTAAACAATGCTGTGTTGATTGTCTGTATCGGCGTTGCTTTTAAGATTTAAATACTTCGGTAAAGATTCACGAATATCTTTAACGCGAGTCAAGTTTTGAGTAACAAGACCATCATTTTGAGCAAAAAATGCTGCATTAAAGTTCTTTGCACCCCAATAAATAAGCCATGTGTAAAAACAAGCTACAGTATAAGATTTATAACACTGTCGAGGAATAACAACATATGCGTGTAAGTCATTCAATAGTGACCATAAAATTGCTAATGTAGCTCTTGTTAATTCAAAATCCAACTTGACATCAGTCATTGGAATCTTAATTATTTCTCTAAAAAAGTACCATGGGTTTTTAGAAATTTCAATATGAACTCGAAGTTTCTGTTCATCCGTTAATTGATCTTCATTTAATGGATCTATATTTGCTAATGTTTCGTCGTATAGTTGTAAAAAGAATGAATTATTTTCAATTCCCATTTCTTTCAAAATATAATGCATTTTGAGAAATGATGTATTTTTTGTATTAAAATGTATCATATTTTTGACCTTTATATTAATTTATCAAATTTTAAGAAAAAAAAAATAAACCTACTCACAGTTCTTTCAAACTGCTTTCGGTTTATTTTTTAATAGTTTTCCCAATGTTTTCGGTTATAATATTTATATTTAAATACTAACCGATACCGATATTTTATCCATCTTATTGCAAGGATTGTGAATTTACATAACTTACATAAGCTCTTATTGAACCACACAACAATAGCTTTCAATATCCTTTTGAAAAATACTCTTTTTTCCATAATTATCCTCCTTATTTATTGTTGCTAGAAAGATCAAGTTTATCAAGATCTTCTTGTTTTTCTTTTTCTGCATCTGCAGCTTGTTTTTTACTATAATAATCAGCTGCTGCAGAAACTGCGCTCTTAAAAGCATAATCTATAACAACAGGAGCTAATGTTTTGACATTATCCCATGTTTGTTGTCTAGTCTTACGCTTTTCTTCCCCATTCTTTTCCATCATGGTGCAAACATGTTGAATAAGTTGATCTGTTGTTGTTCCTTCACTACATGGAATTTTAAAATTTCCATATGGTGTTTCTATAGTTTGAATAGTCATTTCACTCATAATATTTACTCCTATAATATGATATGAATATTTAATATAAAAGACTATTATAAGTCTTTTCCTACATTAATATAATATGTAATTATCGGGGGGTTAAATAAATGTAAAAGGTGGAGAATACTCCACCTTTTACACATTTTAATCGACGACAAGTAAATATACTTAAATATTTGGAGGAAGTGTTTATATGAATGAATATGACATTAGTGATGAAAATGACGAATATGAAGATGATACAATAATTGGTGAAAAAAGTTCAGATCAGCAAGTTTTAGACGAAATAAATGAGGTTTTAGAAGAATATAAAAACAATATTAGAGATCAAGCAGCATCTATACAATCAGTATTGTATCAG